TTCAATTTGTTTCTGGTCCATTACAAATAACTATTCCTAAGAATCTAATAAAGACTAAATCATATGGCGTGTATTTAACTGCCGATTTATCATTTGACTACGAAGAGTGGATGCCACCCATATTTTCATCTATAGACCCTTCTACAAACCCGGGCATAATCAACACCAATCAAACACCTCTTAAAATAACCTTTCGCGAGGATATCTCTCTTAACCCGGATATTTCATTACAAATTACAAATAATACGACCACCACCCCGGTTTATGCGAATGCGTTACACATTAATAATAAAACCCTTACCATAGACCTTTCCGCGAATTCTGGTCCATTACAAATAACGATTCCTAACACTCTAATAAAGAGTTTACAGGATGTGACTTCAACTACCGATTTATCATTTGTCTATACTGTTCAGCTGCCTCCCAGAGTTACATCTATATACCCGCCGAATTTCCTCGATAGCAGCATCACCACTACCCAAACACCCCTTAAAATAACCTTTAGCGAGGATATCTCTCTTAACTCGGATATTTCATTACAAATTACAAATTCTCCTTTTATATATTCACCCAATAATAGTACCACCTTCACGGTTGGTGCTAAGGAGTTGCAAATTGATAATAACATCCTTACCATAGACCTTTCCGCGATTCAATTTGTTTCTGGTCCATTACAAATAACTATTCCTAAGAATCTAATAAAGACGAAATCATATGGCGTGCCTTTAACTACCGATTTATCATTTGACTACGAAGAGTGGATGCCACCCACATTTTCATCTATAGACCCTGCTATAAATCGCCCAATCTATTTTTATTCTAACCAAACACCCATTAAAATAACCTTTCGCGAGGATATCTCTCTTAACCCGGATAGTTCATTACAAATTACAAATAATGGTACCAACTTAGCATTTGATGTGAAGGTGGTACCAATTGATAAGAAAACCCTTACCATAGACCTTTCCGCGAGCGGACATGTTTCTGGTTCATTACAAATAAATATTCCCAATACTCTAATAAGGAGTTTACAGGATGTGACTTCAACTACCGATTTATCATTTACCTATAATGTTTATGTGCCTCCCAGAGTTACATCTATAGACCCTTCTAGAAATAGCATAATCAACACCAATCAAACACCTCTTAAAATAACCTTTAGTGAGAATTTCACTATTCGTCCGGAAATTTCATTACAAATTACAAATCATATGCTCACCACCCCGGTTGATGTGAAGGCGTTGCAAATTGATAATAAAATCCTTACCATAAACCTTTCCGCGATACAACTTGTTTCTGGTCCATTACAAATAACTATTCCTTATAATCTAATAAGGAGTTATCAGGGTATGGTGCATTTAACTACCGATTTATCATTTACCTATAAGTTACGGTTACCACCAATTGTTGATTCCATTTTGCCGGCTCTCTCCGGCGAGCTTTTTATAGAAGGTCTCCCGACACAAATTGTAATTACTTTCTATGAGAATATTAAGGTTGATACAACCAAATATGTAACTTTTACAAATAATAACCATATCACAACCCGTAAGTCTTTATCAGCATATGCTACCGATTCATCAAATAAAAGACTCGCGGTTAATATGTCCGGCCTTCCATTAACAAGCGGAATATTGAGTATAAATATACCACACGACGCAGTGACGGCTAGTCTTAGTCCGTACAAAGTGTTACCGAATAACCTCGTTATTTCTTATTTAGTGCGACATGCGTGTCCTTGTGTAATCCAAAAAACTAACGCACACGGTTATTTAGGAGGAACCCTTATTGATAATTTAAACCAAGGTAGTGGGTCACATCTTTCAAACAAAATGAGAATTGGAAGTATTACTATGAATGTGAATCAACATACAAGACAAAGTAATGTGGTTATCCAACAACCAGATACAAATGTAAATACGATATTAAAAAACAAGATAGCTTGTATAAAAAGATTATCCAATTAAGGATAATATCTTATTAAGAATAGTATTTAGAGACAATTTAGAAAATTTTATTTTCTATCATTAATTTATAATAATGAGAAATGGTGAAAGAAAGAAGAAACATTCCGATGGAATGTATCATATTCATGGAAATAAATACGAGCAGTTATGCGGTTCCCGCGCTCAAGTCTGGCACGGAACCGCATATAAAACCGATGGAACACCTGGATTAAAGAAGCATGATATTCTAATGAATAAGTGGGGAAGAATTGTTTCAAAAAAGAAACATAATACCGCAAAGAAAGAAAAGAGATTAGAAAAACACGGTTTCTTTGCCAAAAAGGGGAAATTCGGGGTTGTTAAGAAGGACTCTAATAAAAATAGGACGAAGAGAAAGAATAAGACTAAAAAGAAATAATTTCTATAATAATTTCTATTATAATTTCTATAATAATTTCTATAACAATTTTAAATTATATTTATTTTAAAATTGTTTAGTTATACCAATCCTCTAATATAAAACCATCATTGTCTATATTCTCACCCATTATTTCTATCGCATATTTTTCAAAATATCTTTTGCTAACTATTTTCTTTTTGGTTGGTTTCGAGTAAAACTCGTAAATATTATCTAATGTAAACACTTTACTCTGTATATTACTTGTTTTGAGGTTTAATTTAAAAGTCTCTATTGCGTTTATCACATCTAATTGTTTATTCCATAATTTACAAGATATACCTAGTATATATTTTGACTCCTCTATTATTATCTCTGGATAAAAATGTCCTATTAGGTCTATTAATATTTCGGTTGGTTCCCCACTCAATTTTAACATACGATTCATTTTACTACTCCATTCGCAAAATAGTGCCCCTATTTCCCCTATCTCTAATTCACCATAATCGTCCTTTTCCATATTTACATCCCAAAATGTTAGAAAATTCGACACCACCGGCAAATGAGCACTTGTTATATTTGGATAATTATCTTTTTCCTCATCATAATTTAGCATCTCTTTAAAATGCTCCTGTAATGTATTTGTCAAAGGAATACTAGGCATTTTACGCTCTATCAAAAACTTCTTCCATAAATATAACAAATTCTTACTTGAAATACTTGTCTCTACATTTTTCTCTATCATTTTATCTATAAATATCCCCGCTATTTCCTCTCCGGTATGATTTGATAAAAAATACGTATAATCCCTTAATTCGTTATCGTTACACTGGTCTATAAAACCATCCGCATTATTACACCTTATCGAGTAATGGGCTGATACACATATTAGGTCCAATATATTTTGCTTTATTGTCGACAAAAATGGTAAAGGATTCCTGGAATCACAACTTTTCAACAAACGACACTTTTCAAACGCATATTCATAATACCTATATTTTATATTCTGTGTTAAATTTGATACTCCACAATATAAATGACTAAAATGAGATATATTCTTTATTAATTCTTTTATTGAACTATCTACTATATAAATTAATGAGTTGTCATTTCTTCCTCGTAAATGATCTCCTATTATTGTTAAAAAATATTTCGCACTTTCCTTTGTTGGAAAATATTTCGGGTAAATTAAATTTATCACCATTTGAATTGTATGCGATTCGGGTATTACTAATAATGGACTACGTTTCTTTATTGCCTTTATTACCAGATTCTTTATCTTATTTTTCCAAACATAAATTACATTTCCCTGCCTTATCGAACTTAATGCCTCATGTAATATTTTATCTTCTCCATAAATCGTAAATATCTCTTTATCATATTTTATAAATAAATCCGCATAAGGGAGATAATAATATTGATTCTTCTGTAAAAATCTTTTTATAAATTTATCGCATTCCTCTTCTAAAAACTCCTTCCTTTCCTTCCTTTCTTCATTTGTTTTTTTTGCCGTCGATATCATATTTGGTAAGCTCACTTCGAAAAAATTCGTTAACCTCATCTCCAAATATTTATCATCTTTACATCTCTCTATCATATTATCTACAAGTATATGAAGATTCACAGAATCTATCATCTTTATATTAATCTATATCTAATGTTTATATAATCTATATTTAATGTTTATATTATAATATTATTGTCATTTATTTTATCTTTTACATAACGATTTAAAGGTTGAAAGAAAAACATTTTATATAAGATGTCTAATCCTGATAATATTTTAGATATACAGACCGTGCAAATTCAACCATTTCGAACTCTTATGACCGCTCTTAAAGACATCTTATTAGAAACTAATATTACTTTTAGTAAAGAAGGAATTAAAATTATTAATATGGATAAATCCCATACTATTTTAGCCCATTTATTTCTTAAAGCCGACAACTTTGAGTCGTATCATTGTAAGGAAGAAAAGATTATTATCGGGGTTAATATGTTTCATTTATTTAAATTAATTAACACCATTGATAATGACGATACTCTCTCTATTTATATTGAAAAAAATGATTATGCTGACGGCATCGTCAAATTTTTAGGTCTAAAGTTCGAAAATGGCGATATTAAACAGCAAAAAATTCAAAAGTTAAGACTTATTGAACCTGACAACGAAGAGTTGGCTGTTCCAGATGTGGCTTTCTCCTCCGTTCTTAATCTTCCATCCTCTGACTTTCAAAAAATTATTCGCGACCTTAGTTGTATATCTGACAAAATAGAAATTAAATCTGTGGTTACCAATGATGGGGCTGAACTCATTTTTAAATGTACCGGCGGATTCGCCCAAGCTGAAATTCGCCGTTCTGAATCTGAAGGTGGCATGGAATTTACACAGAAACAAGATGTTAGTAAGATCATTCAAGGCGAGTTCTCGTTAAGAAATTTAACATATTTTATAAAATGCACTAATTTATGTAATCAAATCGAGATATATCTTGAAAATAATTTACCACTTGTTGTTAAATATAACGTTGCATCTCTCGGCGAAATTAAATTATGTTTAGCCCCATTACCTCCTACAAATTAATCTCTATACATACTTTCCTACACTGTTATCCTATCGCCACACATTATTAGGTATATTAACTAACCGCAAGTCGTTTTATCGTACACCACCACCCGGTGTATATTGACTCTCATAAATATTTCGTTGGTGTGTATAATTGAAAAAACACATAGAACACCGTTTTATGTTAGTGGTTGCGGATTGACCTCCTATTTTTATCTTATTACAAATTATATATTTTAAAAATTTATTGTTCCTTTTAATCCTCGTTTTAGTAAATCATTTATCTTACTAAATGGCTTCGAATTCTTGAAACACGGATATTCCCCTAATTTTTTATAATTACTAAGCGGAGAGGGATGAGAACTAACTATTACTTCGTGTCTTGATTTATCTATATTCTCTAATTTTTTATATGCAAATGCCCCCCATGCTACAAATACCACCTTATCACAATTCTTATTTACATAATCTATTATATAGTCCGTAAATGTTACCCACAATTTCATATTTGATGTTGGACTTTTATGACGAACTGATAATGCCGTATTTAAAAGTAGAACACCCTGCTTCGCCCATCCCTCCAAACTATTATCTTCCAGCTCCACATCTAAATCGTTCATCAGTTCATTCTTTATATTTCTTAATGATGGTGGCACCTTCATATTCTTATTTATCCCAAAACATAATCCCATCGCTTCATCTTTTCCATGATATGGATCTTGTCCTAGTATTATCACCTTTGTCTCCTTCACATCAAAATAGGTAAAGCAACGAAATATATGCTCCCGTTTAGGATATATTGGTATATCCTTGTTTTCATACAAATCAATTTGATTTTTATACTCCTGTTCCGGTAATAAGTTACTATCAATAATAACCCTTTTCCAATCCGTGCTAATATTACAGACTAGTTCCTCTAAATATGTCATATCGTTATGTATTATTTACACACGATATTCTTGTCAATTTTAACAGGATACATCTTATTTACATATCACTCTACCAAATTAATATATGAATCTTATTTATATATTAATTTACCCTTTACTACCTTCTTTCGGGACAATATACCCTCCAATATCCTCTCTTTACATTATACTTACTCTATTATTGATTTTAATTCCACTATATCTATTACAGGCATCTTTACATGTCCCTCCCAAAAATATCTACAAAACGCCCATACAAATTCATTCTCATTTCTATACCATAACTCTATCCTCTCCTTCCCGATCTCTTCTAGCACCCAAGGCGGTAACAAATTTAAACTTTTTCTTGGCACCACATATGATAATTGTACCAATGGTGACACCGCACTGCTCTCCTTTTTATTGAAAAATTCCGTCTCAAAATATGGTATATATTTACATAAATCCGTTAATAATGGCGGATAATCATACTTATACTCCCATTCCCAATCCGCACAATCACCCACATAATATTTATAAGTCCACTCCAATCCCTCTAAATAATTTATACATATCTCCTTCATCCTTGTCTCATCTATATCCATATCCAATAATTCCTTATAATATCGTACCTCCCACCCATTATTAAATGGGTTTATATATTCCTCTAGGTCACGATCCATCATCGGTAATCTCAATAATTTATCCTCTATCTCACTCACACCTTTCATCGGCTTCAAATACTTTCTTGGCTTCCTTCTCTTCCTATATTCCTCTTTTATTAAATCCTCCTCCTTTACACTCAATATCTTTATTAACTCTTTATAACTTCTCCAAACTATCTTACCCTCATCATTCAATAATTTGAAATTATTATCTTTCCTTTTACATTCACCATACCCACACATCAATGTATCTATTCCACTCGTCCTTATATTTAACGCCGGAAAATGCGGCATAAAATCATTCCCTAACATAAAACACATAAATACATAATCTCTCACATTCGTCTCTACACCATGCGTTATCGCTAAATCCTCCTTTAAACACCTCGAAAACTCCTTTATGTCTATCAAATAATCACTATCCGGCGACAAACTATTATCTATACTTTCTATAAAATGTGGCGTCTCCCTATATAAATTCACCTCCTTCATTAACCCCTCATGACTCAATGACAACATTATTAAATCCGCATCTAACCCATATATTAATGTCCTCTCATTCATATGTCCCTCCGCCTTCTCCCTTATTAATTTAAATATCTTATGTTCTCCCTCACCCTCCTTATCCGACGAACTCACCAGTATCTCCCTTACCCCATACCTCTCCTTATTATTAAAATACTCCGTTACCTCTTTTGTTAACTTTGACATAAACTCCGTCCCCGGGGTTATTGACGCCGTATCCCAATCCACCTCGCCTTTATTTCCTGTCAACCTCTCCAACATATTCTTCTGATACCACGACTTATAACGTCTACTTCTTTGTTGCGATAACTTTGCTATCGGTGCTACTCCATCAAATGCTATCATTACCCGATTTTTCGGTTTCACCTTTCTTATATACTCCTCTATCTTTCCCTTTACCTTCTCTATCAATATTTCCTCTATATCTCCCTCCAAACCTACCTTCATTATACCATAAAAACTATCATATATTATTGAATTCGAATCCAAATATAAATTATCTACATCCCCCTCCAACCTTTTTATTACCTTTCTATAACGTTTCACTACATGTGAAAAATAACTTGGTATACCCATTTTATTTATATCTTTTAAAATGTTTAAACTATTATGCGATTAAATATTCTCTTCCTTAAATTATTTCATTCAATTCTAAAATAAACCCCCTTATTCAATTCTAAAAGAACCACCCTTTATATTTAGTAGTTTCTTTATAAATCGTTAATAAAAACCATTTAAAATTATAAAATCGCAATGAATATATACAATATGAATAAAAAAATCCCTAATCCTAAGAAAAAACACACCCCGAAATATCCACCGACTAACGACGATTATGCTACATTTAAACAAGCCATTCGTGTTAAAATTTCATCACTAAAAGATATCGTTAAAAGAACCATTCTCTCCGCACAAAAATATAAATTATACGACATCTACGGAGCTAACGAACTCAATATCTGTATCTCCTCTCTTGAAAATATATTCTCACAACTTCATAATATTCAAAGCAATCTTAAAGTCTCCAATTCCAATGATGAAAACTTCTATATTAATAAATTACAAGATATCACCGCCGAACTCTCCTCTTTATTTCGCACATTCGGCACCGAACGCATACATGATTTACTTTCCGTCTGTTATGGTAAGGACTTTATTAAAACATATCTTAATTCACCCGATATGACCGAACGTTTTAAAGTTATGAACGAACATATTCACCCTATCGGATATAAAATTATGTCTTGGAAAGCCGACACACAAAAACCTGATAATAAAAAATCCCTTAAAAAAAATAGAATTGTCGAAGACTTCATGATCGTTGAATCTGCCGATAATCTCGATTGTTATGACCTCGCCCGCACCAGCAAGGCCTTTCTCACCAAAGTTTATGGTATTAAATTTTGCGTACATAATCCGGAACAAAGGAACACTCTCATCGTTTGCGCTCTCGTTGATGATATTATGAATCAATGTATCGATCATCCTATCACTACTCTCAAAATTGCTCGCTTACATAAATCTATGCCTAATGAACCCGTTTTTGAAGCCACCTCATTTAACCGCTTTATTCAGTGCCTTACCTTAAAAGAACTTCTTGTTTATGATAACGCAGAACTACATAATCGTTATATTGGTTATATGAACCAAATTCACCTTATGAAACAAAAAACCATCTCGCAAATCACCAAAGACTTTATCGGTTCCGAACTCTACCTTCAAAGAACCACCCTTATACAACTCCTCCTTAAATCTGACGAACACGAATATCAATATCTCGCCTACCTACTTTATGACCTTCTATCCAATGATGTTAATGGACATATCGATACGAATGAACAAACACTTCTTTTTGATAGCCTTCCATGGGATGTTAAACGATATTTTAGAGACGCTATGCGACAAACTATTACTTACACCAATAATCTCTCTAATTTTGATAATAATAAAATACCCCTCGAACAACAAATCTGCCTTATGAAAGCCGACGACACTATCAAAGAAAAAGCTATGCAAAAACTTAAAGAAGTTAAGGCCAAAACCGAAGACTCCGGAATCAAAGCCCGACAATATCTCGAAGGTTTACTTAGAATCCCTTTTGGCATTTATAAAGAAGAACCTATCCTTCATGTTATGTCCCTCTCTAATAAACTCTTTTGCGAACTTGTTAAAAATATACAAGACTCCGACTATCCTATCACCTCCTTTACTATTAAAGAACATTACACCAGCATGGAAGTTCGCAAATTCACACAACTTATTAAAACTCAACATCAACCTATCATTAAAGAAAACTTTAAAGCAAATATTATTCTACAACTTATCAACGTTAAACGCACACAACTTATCGCTAATATTTGTAATATTAATATCCTTATCCGCAAACACTCTCTCTCTTATCCCAGAATTTGTCACTCTGCTAAAAAAATATCCATTATGAAAGATAAAATTACCGACTTTATTAATCACTTCCAAGAACATTATTCACTCCTCCTCGAAACCTCCTCACTATGCAGCATACATAAAGAAAATAATGATATTATTACACAATTATCCACCACTATTCCAGATATTGAAAATAAAAATAAATATATTAATTCCTATATGAAAGATGTTAAACACACCCTTGATGACGCCGTTCACGGACACGATGACGCCAAACGACAAGTTGAACGTATCATCGGACAATGGATCAACGGCGATAAATCCGGTTATTGTTTTGGTTTTGAAGGCCCACCCGGTGTAGGTAAAACATCACTTGCTAAGAAAGGTATCGCTAACTGTTTAAAAGACGATAATGGGGTTTCTCGCCCTTTTGCATTTATCGCAATTGGAGGCTCGTCCAATGGAAGCACCCTCGACGGACATAATTATACATATGTTGGTTCTACTTGGGGAAGAATTGCTGACATTTTAATGGAAAATAAATGTATGAATCCTATCATTTTCATCGACGAATTAGATAAAGTTAGTAAAACCGAACATGGGAAAGAATTAATTGGTATCTTAACCCATCTTATTGACCCCACGCAAAATGATATATTTGAAGATAAATATTTTTCAGGAATTAATCTTGACCTCTCCAAAGCTCTTTTTATATTCTCTTATAATGATGCCTCGGCTATTGACCGAATCCTCCTTGACCGCATACATCGTATTAAATTTAAACATTTAACACTACTAGATAAAATTACCGTTACTAAAACCTTTATCTTCCCCGAAATTTATAAGAAAATGGGCCTTGAAGGCATGATACATTTATCCGATGATATTATCGAACTTATTATCGAAGAATATACCTGCGAACCCGGTGTTCGCAAGCTTAAAGAGATACTATTCGAAATTATTGGCGAAATCAATTTAGAAATCTTACAAAGTGAAGAAAATTTAGAGATACCCATCATTATTAATAAACACGACATTAAAAATAAATATCTTAAAAAACGCCACGAAATGAAACCTAAATACATTCACTCTACCCCTAAACCCGGCTTAATCTCTGGCTTATGGGCTAACGCACTTGGTAAAGGAGGCATTTTACCCATCGAGGTTAATTATTATCCTTGCGGAACTTTCCTAGATATGAAACTTACCGGTATGCAGGGCGATGTTATGAAAGAAAGCATGACTGTTGCTAAAACTCTCGCTTGGAATATGCTCACCGACAAACAGGCCGCCGATATATCTAAAACTATGGAAACTAACAAGAGGCAAGGGATCCATATACACGTTCCAGAAGGCGCTACCCCTAAAGATGGACCCTCCGGCGGTACTGCTATTACCTGCGCACTTTATAGTTTATTTATTCATAAACCTATCAAAAATACTATCGCAATTACCGGCGAAATATGCTTACAAGGCAAAGTTACCGCCATCGGCGGACTGGACCTAAAAATATTAGGAGGCATTAAGGCCGGCGTAAAAGAATTTATTTACCCGAAAGAAAATAAAAGAGATTTTGATGAATTTATGGAAAAATATCATCAAAATCCATTAATCGAAACTATACAATTCTTTCCTGTTGAAAATATTCAGGAAGTCCTGAAACTTATCTTTATTTAATTTATATCATATATATATATATAATGGATCATACTAACATTAAATACCAGCCTGGAGCATTTGGCCTTGGCACTATTATGGCCTTTATGTTACTCTATTCTCCATATATTATTTCTGTTATGGCTGTTTTATATAGTGTTCTATCATTTACTATCTCTGGTATAGTATATTTAGGCTTTGTTATATTTTGTTGTGCTATTGGTTCCGCTATCAACTATTTTCGAGGTAGTTTAACCGAAGAAGAAATTCGCGAAAATAATATAAAACAAACACACACTTTCTGCCCCCCTTACCTATTCTTTATTAATAATAATCCCACCCTATATAAAAAAAATGTTTCACTAAATAGTATCTTTTTTGGCTTCACATTTGGTTATCTTCTTGGTCCTATGTTTCATCACGGATTATTTAATTATCAACTATTATCTGTATTATTATTTACCAGCCTTGGCGGAGGATTAACCGAATATCAATACGAATGCATCGCCGGCAAAATGATGACTATTATTTGGGTTATTACTTGGATTCTCTCTATTGGTATTGGATTGCTATGTGCTAATATTGTCTCCGGCACCGACCTTGAATTTTACTTTATCGGTGATAAAAATAAATGGATCTGTAGCCAACCAAATAAAAAACAACAGCTTAAATGTCGCATTGTCCCTAAAAATAAATTCTCATTAAAGAAACCCTAATTAAAGTTCTTAAAATTCTTTTCTAAAAAACGTATAAATTCTTGTGTTGTATTATTTCTCGCAAATGTATTCATCATTTGTAATGGATTCCCCGTTGATAAACGCGTAATACTTATATAATGCTCGAATACCGCTCGTGTATTTGCTCTACTATACAATTCTTTACTATCTTCTATCGACATTCTTGGTTTGTCTAAATTCACATTCACCTCGTTATGAAATGTATTTAAATATTCGAATAATTCATCCCCCGTTTTCATATTATTAATATTATGTCTCCCTAGATAATTCTTCGCATGAATCATACAATACGGACAAGGCAGTTCCTCACATATTCTTTTTATTAAATTAATTATATCATCTAATAACTCCCTTGACCCATTATGTACCTTAAAAGCCATCGTATGAAATAAATACCAAGTCGCATTACCCCATTTCTCTTTTGACAACATTAAAATATATAAAGATTATTTTATTTATATGTCTATATGAATTATATTATTGAAAATAATATCGACTTCTACGCCGAATTAAATAAGGACTGCGACGATGAACCACCTAATTATCATCATAAATGTTTAATTTCACGAGAACCCTTGACCTACAATTATGTTACCTTGTCTTGTAGCCATACATTTAATTATGATTGTATCTTTGATGAAGTCATTAGACAAAAAATAAATCGAAAACCTACCGAAATAATCCGTTTAAAACCAAACGAAATTAAGTGCCCGTATTGCAGATCCATAAATTTAAAATTACTTCCCTACATACCTCTCGACCGATTTAAAGCACGAATCAACCAAGTAAACCACCCATTAAAGGACACCATGAATGGGTCAAAATGTGATACCATTATTAAAATTGGTAAAAATAAAGGCAAACTTTGTGGCCATGTCGCATTTGAAAGTCACCACGGCTGTTTATGTAATAAACATTCTAATATACTCATTCGTAAAGCTGATAAAAATAATCATACCGGACACACCATTGAAAATATACTAAATAAATACATCATTCCACAACTTAAAGACCTCCTCAAAAAACATCACTTAAAAGTTGGCGGTATCAAAAAAGAACTTATACAACGCATCATCGACCACGATATTCCTCTATCAACATAATATATGCTACTACATTTTTATAATGCACTATATAATAACTATATCAATAATTATTATATCCATACTAACTAATCTATCTCCATATTATATTTTTTACTATTATCCTATTACTACACGGACTATAGAAGCATCTCGGCAAATATACACCCGACCGACCACACGTCGTTCGGGGTGCCGTACCTGCCGGATTGACAGTGCCGCATGCAGTGCAGTGCAGTGGGGTTGGGTTGACAGTGCAGTGCAGTGCAGTGGGGTTGGGGTTGACAGTGGCGCATGCAGTGCAGTGCAGTGCAGTGCAGTGGGGTTGGGTTGGGGGGACTATACCACTCATTCATTTTTACTATTAAAAACTTCTATTGAAGACAACCCCCCATCCGAACATTTGTTACCCGAATCTTTATA